TGAAGAAGGTATTGTTCCTGGTGGTGGTGCGGCTTTATTACAAGCTCGTGATAGTTTTGAACATGATGGTAGTATTGGAGCTCAAATTGTTTATGATGTTTGTGCTTCTCCATTTAAGAAAATTTTGTCTAATGCAGGTTATGAAACTGAAAAGATGTATAGTATCATCAATGATATACTTGGTGGGGAATATTGGGACGGTTACAATCTAAAAACAGATGAAATTGTTAACATGAAAGAAGCTGGTATTATTGATCCACTTAAAGTTACACGTACAGCTTTAGAAAATGCAGCTTCAGTAGCAGGTACTATTCTATTAACAGAAGCAGTAGTTGTTGATAAACCAGAAGAAACAAAATCTGCTGACCCAGGGTTTGGCTCTATGGGAGGAATGTTTTAATTTTAGATCGTAATGGAAGCTGAAAAAAACATTTTAATAGCTGAAAGAGTTCCGCCAGGCGATCAATGGAGGTTAATTGGGGGTGAAGAAATTCACCCCTCATTAACTGACACATTAAATGATTACTATATTAAAAGTACAGTTAAACCTATAGCTTATAGGTTAGAACCAATGAATGGTAAATTATTTGCTATTACTACTGAGAATGTAGAACCACCAAAACCTAAAAAATATTCAATATACGGAGACTATGAGTTTTAAGAAAGAACATACATTGTGGGTTGAAAAATATCGCCCTGATACATTAGAAAATTATGTTGGTAATGAAGATGTTAAATCTATTATTGCTGATTATTTGAGTCAAAATGATATTCATCATTTTCTATTTTATGGACCCGCAGGTACAGGTAAGACTACATTAGCTAAAATTATTGTTAATAATTTAGATTGTACTTATTTATACATTAATGCCTCTGATGAACGAGGTGTGGATACAATTAGAGATAAAGTACAAGGGTTTGCTTCAGCAGCATCATTCAAACCACTTAAAGTAGTTATTTTAGATGAAGCTGATTTCTTAACTATTAATGCTCAAGCTAGTCTTCGAAATATTATTGAAACTTATTCTAGGTCAACTCGTTTTATTTTAACTTGTAACTATGTTGAAAGGATTATTGATCCTATTCAATCACGTTGTAAAGTATTAAAATTAATTCCACCAAGCAAAACAGACATTGCTAAACATGTAGCTAATATTTTAGATCAAGAAAACATCAATTATGATTTAGAAGATTTAAAAGTAACAGTAAATAAATACTATCCTGATTTACGTGAAATATTAAACACATGCCAAATCTTTAGTAAAAAAGGTACTCTAAGTATTAGTAAAGAAGTATTAACATCAAATACCTATCAAGATAAAGTAATTAAAGAATTAATAACACCTAATTCTAAAACATTCAATAACATTAGACAAATTATAGCTGATTCTGGTGTTAATGATTTTGAGGAAATGTATCGTTACCTTTATGATGAGGCAAGTAAATATGCTCCAAATAATGAAGGATCAATATCAATTATTTTATCAGAAATGCAATATCAATCTAATTTTAGAATTGATAAAGAAATCAATTTAATGTCAACTATATCTCAAATATTGAAGATTATTAAGTGAGACATTTCATTGAATATACAATAAAATGGATAGCAGGAAACTTATCAATTCCTTTTTGGATGGTGGGTCATGTACATCTTAGTTTAAACGTATATGAAGATATATATGAAATTCTAGCATCAATGGGTATGAATATACTTGTTGGGTTTGGATTTTATTTAGAATGGAAAGAATATAAACAACAAAAAAATGAACAAAACAGGACAAATGCCTAACATGAATGTAGACATTAAGGCAACAAAACCATTAACATCACCTGAAGGTAATCATGTATTTCAAGAAGGTGTAATTTTACGTACAGTGTCAAAATTCATCTCAGGTACAGAACAAGATGGACTAATTCCAGTACCTTGTTTTTATGATGTAAAAACAGGAAAAGTATTAGTAGAAATGTTACCTAAAGAACTTCGTGACGAATACGCTGAATATAACGAAACTAGTAAATAATGATCAAAACAGTCTTTGATTGGGTTAAACAAGTTACTAAAACTAAAGCTCCATGGAGTTCATTTAGTGATGAAGAAAAAGAATTGTTCAATCCGTATATAGTTCATCGTGTATTAAGTATGCATGAACCATATATTGATTTAGTTAACATGGTTCAAAAAATACCATACACTGAAAAGGAAAAAATTTATGTAATTTACTCTGAATTTCTACCTAAGAAAGATATATGGGCCAAGTACATTAAAGGAGCAAAACATCCCCAATCAGACATAACTGAGTATTTACAGAAATACTATCAATGCTCTCTTAAAGAGGCTAAAGAGTATGCTGAAATTTTGGAACCTCAAGAACTTGATGTTATCTTTAGAAAGATGGGAATTGAAGAAAAAGAAATTAAAAAACTATTAAAAACAAAGTCATGACTGATAAAGAGATTATTGAACATTTGAAGACTGATTACCCACAAATTGCTAATGCTTATCAAGAAATTGTTAAAGAACAATTTTTATTGTTTGCTAAAAAGCATTTGGATTATGGTATGACTAATATCACTGCTGGTACATTACTTCAAAATGATGATGAAGTGAAGTTTGCAATGACTGGTTTATGGTATCGTATTAATGATAAAATTAATCGTTGGAAGAACTTATTAATGGGTAATAAAGCAAATAATGAACCATTAAAAGATACTTACCAGGATATTGTTAACTACGGTATCATTGCTCAGATTGTTGAACGTGGTGATTGGAAGAAGTAATGGCTAAAAAACTTCCAACTATATTAAAAGAGATTCAAAAACATACACTGCGTGAAATCAATTACGCATACCAGAAAACAATTTCTTTTAGTCAACTGCAAATTTATGCTTCATGTCCTCATAAGTGGGATTTGATGTATAGACAAAATTTATCATCACACCAACAATCAATTCATACTGTATTTGGTACTTCAATCCATGAAGTAATTCAAGACTATATTAAAGTTATGTATGAGGAAAGTGGAGTGAATGCTGATAAAATTGAATTAAGTGAAGTATTTCAAGATAAATTTACTTCTATATATAAAGAGGCATATAATCAAAATAACAAAATCCATTTTTCATCACCAGAAGAAATGAGAGAGTTCTATGATGATGGAGTTGAAATTTTAAGTTTCCTAAAAAAGAATAGAGGTAGTTATTTTAATAAACGTGGTTGGCATTTAGTTGGTATTGAGGTGCCGTTAGTTATAATCCCTAATAACGCGTTTAAAAACGTTATATACAAGGGTTATTTGGACCTTGTGTTATACGATGAGACAAGAAACAAATTTAAAATAATCGATATTAAAACGAGTACTTGGGGTTGGGGTGCTAAAGAAAAGAAAGATGAGTTAAAAACATTTCAATTAGTTTATTACAAAACATTTTATTCTAAACAATTTAATGTTCCTGAAGATGATATTGAAGTTGAATTTTTGATTCTTAAAAGAAAAATGTATGAAAGTGATTTTGCTTTAAAACGTTTTCAAACATATACTCCAGCCTCAGGTAAAATTAAAACTAAAAAAGCTATAACATTATTAAATTCATTCATTGAAGATTGCTTTGATAAGGATGGTCAATATCAAGTGAAAGAATATACTAAAAACCCAAGTAAAACTAATTGTGGTTATTGTCCTTTTAAAGATGATCATAAACTATGTAACAGAGGCTAATCTCATATATATTTATATACGATAAATGCCTAAATAGATTATGAATAAAAAGGATATGACATTAACCTCTGTCAAAGTGCAGAGTGAATTATTTGAACAATTTAAAGTTTCTTGCGTAAAGCATAAATTCTCACTACAAAAGCTTGCCGATCGAGCAATTCATTTATATCTTACCGATGATGAATTTAAACGCAAAATACACAATCACAATAATTTAAGTTTATGAAAGAAAAATTTGGTTATCTACCACCAAATGATAGGAAAAAAATTCTACTCATTTGTGATGACATTAGATTACACTCAGGTATTGCTACTGTAGGTAAAGAAGTAGTATTAAATACTGCCCAACATTTTAATTGGGTTAACATTGGTGGTGCTTTAAACCATCCGGATCAAGGTAAACGTTTTGATTTAAGTGTTGATACTAATAATCAAACAGGTTTAACTGATTCATTAGTTTTTCTATATCCATCTAATGGATACGGAGACCCAATGATGATTCGCCAATTAATTGAAATTGAGAAACCTGATGCTTTATTTTTGATTACTGATCCAAGGTATTTTATCCATGTTTTCCAAATGGAAAATGAGATTAGAAAACATATCCCTATTATTTACCTTAATATTTGGGATGATTATCCTGCTCCACTTTATAATAAACCGTACTATGAATCGTGTGATGCTTTGTTAGCTATCTCTAAACAAACTAAAAATATTAATGAATTAGTTTTAGGTGATGTAGCTAAGGATAGAATTATTAGTTACATACCTCATGGTTTAAATAAAGACATTTTTAAACCTATCACTCCAGAATCTGAAAATTATAATGAGTATATGGAATTCAAGAAAAATCTATTCTCAGGTAAAGAGATTGATTTCATGTTATTCTTTAATTCTCGTAATATCAGAAGGAAACAAATTCCAGATACAATGTTAGCATATAAATATTTTATTGATCAGTTACCTGAAGATAAAGCTAAAAAATGTGCTTTTGTATTACATACTCAAGTAGTAGATGATAATGGTACAGACTTAGAAGCAGTTAGAGAATTATTATTTGGTAATGATGAAAGGTATAATATTTATTTTTCTCAACACCCATTAAATTCATTCCAAATGAATATGTTGTATAATGCTTCTGACGCTCAAATTTTATTAACATCTAATGAAGGATGGGGATTATCATTAACTGAGGCTATTTTAGCTGGTAAAGTAATTATCGCTAATGTAACCGGAGGTATGCAGGACCAAATGAGATTTGAAGATGAAGATGGTTCTTGGATTGATTTTACAGCTGATTTTCCTTCTAACCATAATGGTAC